AACAGTTAGAGCAACTGTTTATAAACAATTATATAGTATCACCTATTCGTAGAGGTGGCGGCGAAGCTTTACAGACCGTAACCGATGAAACCACTTACGATATAGATGGTACAGCAATACCCCCCGTTGACGTTCCCACTACGGTAACGGAACCTAGCGCTGCGCCGGTAACGGAACCTAGCGCTGCGCCGGTAACGGAACCGCCCGTAGAAACTACCCCGGTTAATCCTAACCCGTCGAGGCTCCCGACACCACAGCAACCTCCGGCACCACCGGTTGCATCATCGGGGCCCGTTGACAGGGAAAAATTTGCAGCACTTTTTCCAGAAGACCGTGAATTAATGGGTATTGGTAGCTTAATGGCACCCGTTCAATACATGGAAATGGGGGGAAGGATAGGCTCCCCTTACGCGGAATCTTTGCTCCGGCCCATGGTGCAAATTGGAACCTTTGCAGAGCCGGAAAGATTACCGCAGCCCATGGGGCAAATTGGGTCCATGGAGCAAAGGGGGCAAATGGGGTCTGAACGACACATGTCTACCCAGGTTCAACAAGGCATTGGGGGCGCGTTTCAACAGAATAGGGGGGGCCAGCCTCTTAACGTCTACAAAGACTATTTGAACCAAACTTACCTGGGCCGCGAACAAGATGCCTTGTCCCGTCAAGTTGATGAGTTTGTTGACCTAGTAGACCAAGCAGAACGCGCTCACTTTAACGCAGAGGAAAGTTTTGGATACGGAGGCGGACCAAGCTATCAGAATTTGACTAGTCCAGTGCAGCAGGGCGCCGCAATGATTCAAGCGCCTCAGGATTTGATTAGTCCAATGCAGCCCGATATTTCACGATTTGTCTCGCAACGAATCCGTTAGGTCGGCGGCACAAAATGATTAAAAAAAAAGACCCGAGATTAACACGGGCCGGAGTTTCCGGCTATAACAAGCCTAAACGAACCCCAAAGCACAGAACAAAGTCTCACTAGGGTGGAACGGCCAAAAAGGATAACTTATGAAAGGCGTTAAACATTATAGAAGAGACGGTACTGTACATACAGGCAACAGTCATAAAATGCCTGACGGTACTTTGCACACGAATAAGTCTCACACCAAAACAAGCGTAAAACTTTTTCATTTAAACGAACTATCAGCTAATGCTCAGAAGAGAGCAAGGAAGAGGTCGTAATGCCGAAAGCGAAAGGACTGTATGCGAACATAAACGCGCGTAAGAAGAAAGGGACTAGCCGACCTAAGAAAAAGTCGACTATCTCTCCCAAAGCCTATAGCAACATGAAAGCTGGGTTCCCTAAAAAGAAATAAGTAATGGCTAAAAAAGAAAAACCTATAAAGCGCACCACGGGCAAAGGCGGCAACTACCGAAAAACCAGTGCCGGGGCTGGTATGACTAAAAAAGGCGTAGCTGCTCACCGTAAGGCCAACCCCGGTTCTAAACTAAAAACAGCGGTTACGGGTAAGGTTAAAAAAGGCAGTGCCGCTGCCAAAAGACGAAAGTCTTATTGTGCTAGAAGTGCAGGCCAAATGAAGAAATTCCCTGCCGCCGCAAAAGACCCCAACTCTAGGCTACGACAAGCAAGAAAAAGGTGGAAGTGCTAACGCAGCCAGCTCCTAGTATCTTCCCCCAGCACCTGACCTGCTATATCTATTTTAGAGCGTAGCGCCTGTAGGATTTTCTCGTCTATCGTTCCAGGCGAGACTAGATCGATATATGTTACTTTATTTTTTTGTCCTATACGGTGTGCGCGGTCTTCGGACTGTAGCCTAATTTCAAGATCGTAGCTGTTACTAAAATAAATAACCGTGGTAGCGGCAGTCAACGTGATCCCATAACCACCTGTTTTAGGCTGTCCAATAAAAAACCGCAGAGGGCTGTCAACGTCCTGAAACTGTTCAACAATGGCTTGGCGTTCATCTTGTGGAGTAGCCCCATAGTAAGTTGCGACCGAATCTGTCCCAAACCGGTCTTTTAGGGCTTCGGCTATCTGTTGGATGTCATGTGTATACGTCGCCCAAATGATGGCTTTACCTTGTAACTCTTCCGTAAGGTCAAGTATCTCGCTCAAACGATTGTTCTTCAACAACTTTATCTCCCCCTCGTCTGGTTGCAAATGACCACAACAAATCTGTTGAAGACGCATTATCTGTGTCAAAACGCTGACGGTAGTGACCAGTTCTCCACTTTCCAATTGAGCAAGCGCAAGCTTCTTCATCTGTTTGTATACGCGGTCTTGTTCCGGGGTCAAAGCCACGTCTCGTCGGATATACACCTTGGCGGGTAAATCCAAGCAGTCTGTCTTTAATATCCGGTTGCTGAAAGCGTCTAACTTTTCAGAAAGTTCGTCCAAGCGTCTGTAACCTGTTATCTGCCGAAAGCTCCGAGGGCCCATGATGCGTTGCTGCACAATCGCGTAGCGGGATTGAAAAGCATAAAAGCTGTTAAAGCCCAGCGCCTTGTGGTCTAGGAACCCGCACTGACTGAACAAGTCCATAGGGCTCTTAGTTATAGGTGAGCCTGTCAATATCCGGCGGTATTTAGCCCTTTTCTTCAAAGCCATTATGTTCTTGGTTCGAGCCGCTTTTCGGTTCTTAATTGTGGTCGACTCGTCAATAACGATAATATTGTCCGGGTTTTGGTACAAAAAAGCTGTTGCAGCGACGGAGCCACGGGGTGTTGAAAATGCCTCGACATTCATGACAAAAATCTTCAAGCGGGGCTCTTGATCAATAATAAAGCCGGTCAGTTCCTCCTCAAACTTTTTTGTTTTGGAAGGTGTCCAGCGACATACGCGATAAGGAATGCGTTTTGGCAAGTGAGCGGGTATCTCCGCTTGTAACCAATTGTCGTAAACACCTTTGGGAGCAATAATTAAAGCTGCTTTTAGCTTGCCCGCTTCATACAAAACAGCCATGGTGTCAATAACCACCTTTGTTTTACCCGTGCCCATCTCCATAAAAAGCGCGTAGTATTCCGCGTCCCAGGATTCTTCGAGCGCGACCCGCTGGTGGTCATAAGGAGCGGTTTCGTATTCATAATCTCGCATATCTTTCTCTTCTTTGTGAAATAAGGCTTGACAAACAAGGATATTAGCTTATATCCTTCACTTGTCAAGACCCAAACGGTGTCTTTAAAAACGATGGAGAAAAACGATGGCTTTAGACTTAGCAGAACTGATAGAAAAAGATATTAAAACTAAAAGGTCAGCCTTGGTAGAGGATGTAGATCAGCAAGGTTTAACCTCTGTGGCCGAATTAGCGCGACTGATTCGAGACAAAGAAGTTGACATTGAGAGTCTTGAAAACTCTCTCAAGGACCGAAAAAAACAGCTTCAGAAACTTACGGACGAGGAGATGCCCGCCATGCTGGCGGAGATAGGCATGTCTTCTTTTACGCTGGAAGACGGTTCGACCGTCGAGATTAAACAGACGTATGGTGCCAGTATTTTGGTAAAAAACCGTCCGGAAGCCTTTGAATGGCTGCGTGACAAGGGTCACGATGACATTATTAAAAATACTGTCTTGTGCCAATTTGGTCGGGGGGAAGACGATCAAGCAAGCGACTTCTCTGCTTTTGCGCAAAAGCAGGGGTTTCTGCCAGAACAGAAAACCGAAGTTCATCCGCAGACACTACGAGCCTTTGTGAAGGAACGTTGTGAAGCAGGTGAAGAATTCCCAATGGAATTATTTGGGGCATGGGTAGGTCAACGCGCAGTTATAAAACGAGGAAAATAGGATGACACAAGCAAAAAACATAACAGAGAAGAAAAACACCGCCGTGGCAACGCTTGATCCAGCCATGTTTGAAGCCGATGCCGGAAAAGGCATGGAGAATATGGGTCAAGAGGACGTCGCACTTCCGTTCTTGAAGATTCTGTCAGGCAACGACCCAATCTTGGACGAAAACGAGGACGCCCGAAAAGGTGACATCTACAACACGGTGACGGGGGCAGCGTATTCAGGAAAGACGGGTATTCGTGTTGTCCCCTGCGCCTACCAACGTAGATTTATTCAATGGGCTCCACGTGGCAGTGGAAGCGGTGCGCCGACGGCAATCTATGAGCCGGGTCAACCGCGACCTGAGACGCAACGGTCGTCCGAGGACAATAAAGACTATATCTCTGGCGACAGTGGGGAGTATATTGAGGAAACTCACCAGCATTTTGTGACTGTACTCTTGGAAGAAGGCGGTTACGAAACGGCACTCATTGCGATGAAGTCAACGCAACTGAAAAAGTCCCGAAAGTGGAACTCGATCATGGCTTCGCGGTCTATGCAGGGTTCAGGAGCGCCCTTCACCCCGCCGAGATATTCGCACATTTATCACCTGAAAACGATTCAGGAGGAAAACTCCAAAGGCTCGTGGCACGGTTGGGAAATGTCTTGCGAAGGCGTCATTGCCGATGCTGGCCTGTACTCTAGGTGCAAGTCCTTTGCCGAAAGCATCACCAGCGGAGACGTGGTTGTGAAGCACACGGAGACAGAGAGTGTAAAAAACGACATCCCGTTTTAACTAGCAAACCGGCGGGGCATAAAATGCCCCGCTAATCTTTGGGTCGGCGGGAGAAAGCGATGTCAGTAGAAACATTTATGACCATTTTTGATGGTCTAAAAGAAGCGCACGGATATTTCAAGATAGAAAAAACAGGAGCCAACGGCAAGGCTCAAGGCAAAGCGGGTGTTCTGCGCAAACCCCGAACGAAGGAGCTTTGGGAGAATCACCTGGTTGGAAGCGGGAATGGTCTTGGGATCATCCCGATCAATGAGGACAACAACTGCAAGTGGGGCTGCATCGACATTGACGAGTACCCCCTAGATCACAAATTGCTGGTGGACAAAATTCGCCGGATGAAGCTGCCTTTAGTCGTGTGCCGTTCTAAATCGGGCGGAGCCCACTGTTTCCTGTTCGCCAGCGCGTGGACAGAAGCGAAAGATATGCAGAAATCCCTGCAATCCATGGCCGCTGCCATGGGTTATGGCGAAAGCGAGATTTTCCCAAAACAAATTAAACTGCACTTAGACCGTGGCGATGTGGGTAATTTTCTCAATCTGCCCTACTATGACCACGAAAATGGGCTGCGATACGCTTTCTTAGATGACGGCACCTCTGCGACGCTTGAGGAATTTATTGGGCTACATCAAAGGTTTGTTCAAACGCCCGAAGAAGTTGTCAAGCTCCAGGTCGTGGAGGCTGGCGAAACAAAGCTGCTCCAAGACGGACCCCCCTGTCTGCAAATACTTTGTAAACAAGGCATTAGCGAAGGCGGTCGAAACAACGGCTTGTTCAACATTGGGGTTTACCTCCGAAAAGCCTATCCCGATAGTTGGGACGCTGAAATACTGCGTTACAACATGGAGTTTGTCTCTCCACCGCTCCCTTTAAATGAGGTTAATGTAGTTGCCAAGCAGGTGGGCAGGAAAGACTACGCCTATAAATGCAACGATTCTCCGATCAACGCACACTGCAACAAAGACCTTTGCCGGACACGTAAGTTTGGCATAGGCGCGGCAGTGGCGGGGGCTACCATAGCAAACCTAAGAAAATATAATTCCACCCCGCCTGTATGGTTTATGGACGTGAACGGTGAGCCACTGGAAATGGACACCGATGCGCTTATGAACCAAATGACTTTTCAAAAAGCCTGCATGGAGCAGCTTAACTTTATGCCACGGTCAGTCTCCAAACCCCAGTGGGAAGGCCGCATCAGTACCCTTCTTAACGAAATGAAAGACAACGAAAGTGCAATTATCGAGGTTGCGGTGGATGCCTCGGTGAGCGGGCAGTTCTACGATTACCTAGAGGAGTTCTGCCGACACCTGCAAGTCGCGCAAGACAAAGAAGAGATACTTCTGCGCCGACCGTGGACGAATGAAGATCAGAATCTTACTTTTTTTAGACTCAAAGACTTCGAGAACTTCCTCAAAAAGAACAAATTCTTTGAGTATAAATCACACCGAATTGCTCAACGCCTCCGTGACATCAACGGATCTAGTGTCGTGCTCAAGATTAAAGGTCGTGCGGTCCGTGTTTGGCAGATACCTGCGTTTGATAATTCAGATTTTGACCTAGATGCACCCCAATTTGGTTCACAGGAGGCGGCTTTCTAATGACTGACGATGAATTAAGGCAGAGGCGAGATAAAGAGATTGTGGACATGGTTGACATAGAGAAGCGGACGATGACCGCCATAGCTAAATGGTTGAACATCTCTAAGCAGCGGGTACACCAGATTTACACGCGGGAGAAGGCCAAAAATGTTTAGGATATTTGGTCCGCCTGGAACAGGGAAAACAACGACTCTTCTGAACATGGTAGACGAGGCTCTCGAAGCGGGCACCCACCCACATCAAATTGCTTTTTTAGCTTTTACGCGCAAAGCGGCAAACGAGGCTAGAGATCGCGCCGCTGAACGTTTCGGATTGGACGCAAAAAAAGACCTTATATACTTTCGCACCCTGCACTCACTTGCGCTGACCATGACGGACATCCGTCCAGAGAACGTGATGCAAGAGTCTCATTTTAAAGAGCTAAGTCAGTCAATAGGTGTTCCGTTGGGAGGCTCAAAATCAGACAGTTTCGATGATGATGCCCCCTCCTTGGTGGCGAGCAAGTCCCCTATATTAGGTTTAATTAGTTTAGCAAGATTGAGAAAAGTTCCCCTGCGCCAGCAATACAACGAGAGCAATTTAGCGCCCGACTGGAATACGGTGAATTATGTTGATAAATGCCTGCGTGAGTACAAAGACAGTATGGGGCTTTCTGATTTTACCGACATGCTGGATGAGTTCGTCAGAGGCTCCGACCGGTATTGCCCCGACTTTGACCTGTGCTTCCTAGATGAGGCTCAAGATTTAAGCCCCCTTCAATGGGAGCTTGCACACATCCTCGATAACCACTCTACCCGCATGTATTGCGCGGGGGATGATGACCAAGCGATATATCGCTGGGCGGGTGCCGATGTAGACCACTTTATTAACCTGCCGGGTGGGTCCGAAACCCTGTCGCAGTCCTATCGAGTGCCTCGGACGGTTCACCGGCTAGCGGAGAATGTCGCAGGGCGAATTACACGCAGATTTCCCAAGCGATATGAGCCGAAGGACGAGCAGGGCAAAGTGACGTGGGTGAATAGCATTAGTTCTCTGGATATGTCCCACGGCTCGTGGCTAATCTTGGCCCACGCCGGATACCACCTGAAACCCGTGGCAAGGGACTTGAAGTCCAGCGGCTACTTGTTCGACTATCGCGGCCATCGGTCTATTAGTAAAAAGTTATCTGATTCGGTCAATGGTTGGGAGCAATTACGAAAAGGCGGTGAGGTGTCGGGGGAAATTGTGCGTAAGATTTATAGCTTCATGTCTACCGGAAAGAGAGTGGCGAGAGGATACAAAAAACTTACAGGCATCAATGACCATGATACCGTTACGATGACCACTTTAGTTGAGTATTTTGGCTTAAAGGCAGACAAAACGATGATCTGGTCGGAAGCGATGGATAAACTGCCAGAAGAAGACAGGGCCTACATCACGGCATTGTTGCGGCGGGGTGAGAAATTCAACGGCAACGCCCGTATAACTGTATCAACGATCCACGGGGCTAAAGGCGGAGAAGCGGATAACGTTGTGTTGTTCACGGATCTCAGCCCCGCCGCCGATAACGAAATGAGGGTGAGCCCCGAGGACATGCACCGTGTGTTCTACGTCGGCGTAACACGGACGAAACAAACCTTATTTATCCTCGACGCCGAGGATGCCACGAGGAGATATGAATTATGAGCAGAAAAAAAATTAGTTGGGGCGATTGGGCAAAAGAAAAGACCAAAGAGATGGAGTCTGATCCGATGTTTGCATCCAGTAAAGACGTTAAAAAAAAAGGGCTGAAGCGTTACTCAGGGACGTGGTATGAACAACTGCAAGGGGCCAGTAAAACGGTTAAAAAAACTGACCGGAAAAATTCAGAGCGGGACAACCCTAAACGCACGGTTGTGAAAAAAAAGACAAGACAAGAGGGGACTTGGAAATGAGTCTACAAATGGCAATGTTTCTCCAAAAAGCCGAGTGGATTCCACCACTAGAGCTTCCTGACCTCACGTCCGCGTCCAAGATTGCAATCGATGTGGAAACACGCGACCCGAACCTGAAAAAGAACGGCCCAGGCTGGCCGACGGGTGACGGCGAAGTTGTCGGATATGCTGTCGCCGTCGATGGCTGGAGCGGATACATCCCTATCCGCCACCTCGGCGGAGGAAATCTTGACGAGAAAATAGTTAACCGCTGGCTGAAGAAAGTGTTCGAGTGCCCCGCAGATAAAATCATGCACAACGCACAATATGACCTCGGCTGGATCAAGCACATGGGCTTCACGGTCAACGGCCGTATCATTGACACCATGCTCATCGCCTCCTTGCTGGACGAAAACAGGTTTAGCTACAGCTTGAATGCTTTGTCCTACGATCTGCTGAACAAAACTAAGTCCGAGAAAGCTTTAACCGAGGCTGCTCGGGAATTCGGTGTCGATCCCAAAGCTGAAATGTGGAAGATGCCCGCTATGTATGTCGGTCCATACGCTGAAGCAGACGCGGAACTGACCCTCGAACTTTGGAACTACTTTTCCGTTAAGCTGGGCCAAGAGGATTTGTGGGGCATCGCTAATCTCGAACTGGACTTGCTTCCATGTCTCGTGGACATGACCCTGCGAGGTATCCGCGTCGATGTCAACAGGGTGGAAAGGACAAGGGATGGCCTCCTTAAACGGGAAAGGGACGTCTTGAAGAAGTTGAAGAGCGTCGCTGGACCGGGCGTTGAAATATGGGCTGCGCAGTCGCTTGCAAAGGCGTTCGACAAACTCGGTATC